GTTCTTGTTGTTAGTAATCACCTTTTGCTCAGTGGCGGATGGGGGTTGATCCCCTTCTACCGTCGTCGAGGGAGGATCAACTTGATACTTCTCGGACGGAAAATCGTCGTCATCGTTTTCGTCGGTTGAGGCAATTGAGTCATTGTTTAGATTAGCCATGGTTATCTCCTATTGAGGTAGTGATGCTTCATGAAAGAATTTCTGAAGCGCGATGGGTCCTATGCTGACAGGAGGGACTCCCTCTTCAAATAAAGTGGGAATCACGAACTCCCATTGCTCGGCGGGAAGTTTCTGAAAATAACGCTCTAGTAGCTCAGGCCTGATGTTACTCACATCAATCCTTCCATAGAAGCGACGGTCTGGATTCTCGATAAAGGACAGCTCGTCGCTATTTAAATTTGCAAACCCTCCTAAAGGCATGAGCAACTCACGTTGTGCCGTGGCGTAGTGAGAACTGACGACTGATTCGAAGTCCATGCGATATATGTCACGAAAAGCTCGCGCCCTAATAGGATGTACGAGATCGTACAGGGGGTGAGCCGCGTACGCCTCCCTTTCTCCTTTTAGTCCCACCGACCAGAAAGGACGGAAAGGGGCACCAATAGATCTCTCAGGTACGAAGAAGTTCACTAAAGAGCTTTCAATGCGAGGAAGAGATCCCCACTCCGTCACTGAGTCCGTCTCGTTGCTTCCTCTCCTTTTGAAGAAATACGTGCCAAGGAACATAAGCGGTTCCTCAACGGTCATCTTCACTGTTAAGGCGGAAGCGGTAAGAGCATTACTAGCTAGCCACGCTCTGAATGTATCTGCATCGTTTTGAATACGAAATCCTATCATATTGTCGTCTCCCTGATTAACGACGACAAAACGCGGATGGACTCCGGTCAAGAGTGCCTCGCAGTGGATCTTTAAATCCCCAACAAGTAACCCGGCCTCTCGCATGGCGATAATCACTTGATGTAGTCCGACGATCTTCCCCATGAAGGTCACAAAGCCATGACCCGACGGGAGACCCGCAATTTGTGGTGAGGATTGTAGAGAAGACCACGAAAAAGGGTTTCCCCTCATCTTTGCCTTCCCTTTTGTCTCGGGGGAGTCTCCGAAGATACAGAAAGCCGCGTTAAATGAAGCTCTCAGGAAGGCAGAAAATTCGGGCTTGAGCCCCATGGATACACAGAAAGCTTCAGTCATCCACCGCGCTAGCGATCGATCGAACTCTTTCATGTCTACCGCAAC